TTCTCCGTAGAAAGGCATTACGTTGACAAACTTCCCACAATTGCTGAAGAGTTTACCACTTCGGATACTACAATCGTTGTCCAAGACAGCAAGGCTGGTTGGGCTAAAGCTTACAAGGAACTTGTCTCCCTTCTTATTGGCGGTCAAATTCCAAGATGGGACCTTTCTAAGGTACGCCCTGCTGGTGCCAGACTCAAAACATTTGGAGGTCGTGCATCTGGACCCAAGCCATTGGATGATCTGTTTAGGTTCACTGTGGATACATTTAGAAGAGCAGCTGGCCGAAAACTCACCTCCATCGAATGCCACGATCTCGTCTGTAAGATTGCGGAAGTTGTCGTGGTCGGAGGAGTTCGTAGATCGGCTCTTATCAGCCTTTCCAATCTTACCGACGAACGGATGCGCGATGCTAAAACTGGAGCATGGTGGGAGGCGAATCCTCAAAGAGCACTTGCGAATAATAGTGTAGTGTACAAAGAAAAGCCAGAGATCGGTACATTCATGGAAGAATGGGTTTCTCTGTACAAGAGCAAGAGCGGTGAGCGTGGCATTTTCAATCGTGATGCTTGCCAAAAGACTGTAGCCAAACTAGGTGATCGCCGTGATGCGGGTTACGAGTTCGGAACCAATCCTTGCTCAGAAATTATTCTACGAGATCGTCAGTTCTGCAACCTTACAGAAGTGATTGTTCGTCCACAAGATACTATGGAAACACTTGCTCGCAAGGTTAAACTTGCTTCTATTCTTGGTACTTGGCAAGCATCTCTATTACATTTCCCATACCTTTCATCCGAATGGAGAAAGAATTGTGAAGAGGAAGCACTGCTTGGTGTATCATTAACTGGTATTCTAGACAATGCTATGATGCGTGATTCACATGGATTGAAGAACAATCTATCCAATCTCAAGGAGATGGCAACCAATACAAATAAAGAATGGGCAAAAAAATTAGGAATCAATCCCGCAGCAGCGATTACTTGCATCAAGCCAAGTGGAACAGTATCACAACTTACAGATGCTGCTTCAGGTATTCATGCTCGCCATAACGAATATTATATTCGTACTGTTCGTGCAGATCGTAAAGATCCTCTTTGCCAAATGATGATAGAGAAGGGATTCGTACATGAGCCATGTGTAATGAAACCCGATTCAGTTATGGTATTTTCATTCCCAATGAAGGCTGAAGGTTCTATTACTCGTAATGATATGAGTGCTATTGAGCATCTAGAACTATGGTTAACTTATCAGCGTTATTGGTGTGAACACAAACCATCGATTACGGTCACAGTAAGGGAACACGAATGGATGGAAGTTGGTGCTTGGGTATATAAGCACTTTGATGAAATTAGTGGTATTTCGTTCTTACCACATTCAGATCACTCATATCGTCAAGCCCCATATCAAGACTGCACTAAGGTACAATACGAAGAATTAAATTCTATAATGCCTAATGGTGTGGATTGGTCAGAATTGACAAAGTATGAGAAGGTTGATACAACAGTTGGTACTCAGACTTTTGCTTGCAGTGGTGATAAATGTGAACTGGTCGATTTAACAAATTCTTAAAAGGAGAATACTATGATTACACTAGAGAATGCACTTATTGTTTATACTGTCGTTGTTACTAGCATCATTCTATGGAACTTCTTCAAAACTCAAGCAGCAATGAAGAACAAGCTAGAGGGTCTTTACCAAGACTTCTACAGCACCGTAGATGGCATCTATCGCACAATGGATGAGCATAAGAATACTACAGTTGATGATATGGCTGCTATGCGAAGAGAGTTCGACGCAGAAATCGCTTCCATATACAGAACAATTGAGCGTATGGAAGAAGAAAATAGTTACTCATCTTCAAAGAAGTAATTTAGTCTCTTAAATTATAAGAAAGTCCAGATTGTAAAAAATCTGGACTTTTTTATTTGTAAAAGTATAATAAATAATTATGTATGAACAGACTAGTCCTACTAGTTTTAAGTCTGTTTATCACAAGTAATTCTTGTAAAAATTATACTACCGATATTCCTATACCTGATGTTGCTCCAGTAGAGATACCTCCAAAAGACCCATACGAGGGGTTTAAAGTCATTACAGAGGATCAAGATGAGTACTCTTGTGTAGGACAAGTATTTGATAAAGACAGAATGGTTGGCAGTGCTGTGGCTATAGGGGGGAATGTTGTCATTACTGCTGGGCATTGTATTGATGGAACCAAGTTAATTCATTTTAAAACAAATGGGGAAGAATACACAATTATTAAAGAAGTATTACATCCAAATTATAAAATAGGTGAAACTATTTTAGTTGATATTGGTATTTTATTTTTGGATAGACCGGTTTGTGGTGTTGAATTTCCTGAAATAATAAAATCTAGACAGGATTTAACTAGATTTGAAAATTTAACAACTGTGGGGTTTTCAAATAGCACAAAGAAAAAAAGTAGAGAAAATACATTTTATTATCATGGCGTATTGATGGAAGATGTGTTGAATTTAACTTTCAATTCAACGCGAGGATATCATATATGGTTTGGTGATTCTGGCGGAGCACTATTTGAAGACGGCGGAAAACTTGCGGGCATACTTGTAAGTTTTGCAATCATAGATCTTCACATAGTAGAAATGTCTGCTATTCGATTAGATCTAACCAAACCTTGGATAGATAGAACTCTAGAGGAGAATATGGACATATGGGTAAAGTAAACAAAACTCTTGTTTGTATTTGCAGTTTCCTAGTGGGTATTATGATTGCGCGTGCTCTAGGATTTTGATAAATACTTATATGTTAATAGCTGGTATAGATTATTCATTATGTGGCCCAAGTATATGCATATTTGAAGGAGAAAATTTCTCATTCAATAAATGCAATTTCTATTATTTAACTGATACCAAAAAATATACAGAAGTATTTGTTCAAAATATATTTGGAGAACGCTTTGTTGATTATAATCACGAAGTAGAACGATATGAAACTATAGCAGATTGGGCAATTGAAATACTACATGGTTGTACTCACATTGCTTTAGAAGGATATGCGTATAATTCAACTGGTAGAGTGTTTCATATTGCTGAGAATACTGGACTTCTCAAATATAAAATATTTCATTCAGGAATACCACTAACAATCATACCACCAACAGAGATAAAGAAGTACGCTACAGGTAAAGGTAATGCAGATAAGCAACGAATGTATGATTCATTCGTTGCCGACACTGCTTTTCCTTTGAAGAGTATGCTTACGCCAGACAAGAAAGATGTTTGTAGCCCAGTATCAGATATAGTTGATTCTTACTTTATATGTAAGAAACTATTTGATATGGTTACTTATCCTCTGGGGACTTGACTTCTTTTCCTTTACAATCATCTTCCATTTTCTTTTCCAACTCATAACATTTCAGTTTATCTTCACAACTACGAAGATATTGATTATACGCCCAAACTGCTACTAAGAAAACTACAGGAAGATACCATAAAACCCAACCCCAACTTGTTGTTAATTTGTGTTCATTTATGATTTCCCAATTTAGTTTCTTCATTACAACATTATCTTTTGTTGTATCTGGAACAATTACTGGAGCAGTATTGCATGCAACCAAGAATAGAGTAGTAAATATAGCAATTAGTTTATTCATGATTTACTCCTTATGATTTGTTAGAAGCAGCAGCACTACCAAAGTAGAAGCCAACAATGCTTAATAATATTTGACGATTTTCTGATGTAAAGAGATATCCATTAATTTCTACAAAATATTTCTTTAATAAATCTGGCCCCAGCAGATTTGTTTGTGTTGCATCTACTTCAACGAATGTTGGGACACCGAAGAATGGTAGTACAAAGGGGGCAAGGAATGTGGCAAATAGAACAGAGAGAACTATAAGTTGCCTTACACATCTACCAACATCTATTCCTACCCTCTGCGCTGCCTTATCTTGATTATCTGTAGTTTGTCTATTAGCGGCCATCAATTGCTGAAACATTTCTTTTTGATCTTGCGATTTTTGTGCAAGAAATCTAAAAAGAAATCCAGCAGCACTTCCACCGATTAGTGATAATAATTCCATTGGCATATTAAACTTCCTTTCTATCTGTATTTAGGGAGAATTTCTTCTCAACATTTCATCTGCAAAAATTAAAGGATTCATTTTTCCTTTATTTTTTGTATTCTTTTTT